GCATGTGACCCTGACTTCCTTTGTTGCTCTGATAATTGCACCGCATCCAGGGCATACATACTTTCTTGAAGATGATGAACTTGAAGCTTTAATCTTTGGAAGCTTGCTTCTGAACAGTTCAAAACCTTGTTCATTGTTATATACAGACTTTATCCAGTCAGCAGCTTCATCTGTAAGGGTAGTAGTTGACCAATCGTATTTTCAGACTTGTCCACTGTCAGACCATGCTGTTCAGCCACTTCTTTGAACTTTGTTTTGAAGGTTCAACAGGTGAACCATTTCATGGATAAGGGTTGAACAAGTCTGTAAGAACGGTCTTGCAAGATATTCAGCACACATGTTGATTTCATAATATCCTTCTTTATCATCAGGACTGTTCTTCCATGCTTTCCAGGATGTACACCATCCATAAGCACCTTTGGTTGTGTCGGGTGAAATTGTGATAATGGGTTTTTCAAGTTCACCATTGAAGAAGTGACCGTTGAAGGTTGAAAATAATGATTCAAGTTTTCCTATAACTTCATGTAAGCTTTTGTTTTCCATGATTACACCACCTTAAATGTTATTTCATGACCAGAGTTTTCTTTGACCAACAAGGCTTTCATATCAGCAACAGTCATGTTATTGTCCAAAGCTGCCTGAATCACTTCAACCAGTTTCTTACCATCAAGGTATGCCCAAATCTTTTTACGCTTCATAATAGCATCCTTAACTTTTGTTGTCAATAGGTTTTTTCATTTTTCTTTAACTTTTTTCTGTTTTCCTTGAAATTTCCTTAACTATGGTGTATAATATTGCGTACAATCCCATATAATATTAGTAAGGTGGTGATGAACATGGGAGATTCTTTCAAAAATAGGCTTAACCAAGCATTAGAAATAAGAGGAATGAAACCAATTGAATTGTCAAATAGGACTGGTTTATCCAAAGCAAGAATCAGCCAATACACAAATGGAGTTTATGAAGCTAAACAAAAAGCACTGTATCTGATTGCCAGGGCATTGAATGTATCAGAAGCCTGGTTGATGGGTCATGATGTTCCAATGGAAAGATTGATGTATGAAAAGTGTGCAGCGGAAGTTGAACTTCTTGAATGCATCAAAGTAACCTTTGGAAAACAAGCTGTTGAATTACTTGAACACTTTGTTGAACTAAATGAAATCGGCAAAGAAAAAGCTATTGACACACTGATTGACCTTTGTATGATTGAGAAGTACACCGAAAAGAATTGATGTGTTACAGATGTTACAGATGTTACACTTACTTTGTATTTCTTATATTTTAAGGTTTTTCAAATCATCAAATTTTTTATAGTTTCTCTAAAAATTAAGTAATAAGAAAAGATGTGTAACACTGTAACAGGTGTAACACATCAAAATTCAAAAAAATGAAAGGCGGTACTATTATGGAATACTTTGTTGGGGCATTGTTGGTGTTATTCATCATCTTTTGTATTGTGATGGTTATTGCATCATCCAAAGCCAAGAAGAAAGTGAAAAAGGAATTGAAGTCAAAGGGGGCAACATTATTTATTGCCTTACCACACACCGCAGGATTGCCTGTTGCAGAACACACGCTTTGTCAGTTGTATTCATACCCTGATAAAATTGAAATCAATGCCAAGGGTACACAGTTCAATCTGATGAAGAACAAAATCACTGACATTTCTATGACAAGTGACATGGACATTCAAAAGCAGTATGTTTCCAGTGCAGCAGGTGCTGTTGGTGGTGCAATGCTGTTTGGTGCTGTGGGTGCTTTAATTGGTGGAAGGGTCAAGGAAAAGAAAATCAAGGAAGTGCATCATTACCTTATTTTCACCTATGAAAAGGAAGGGTCTGTTGATTACATTGCTTTTGATGCAACTGCTTCTTTCATACCTGCAAAGAAGTTCATTGATGAATTCAGAAGCTTGTCCAATGGTTCAGTTAAGAAAATTGACCTGTAACATGCAGCCATATATGAAAGGGGGTGAACATCATCAAGAATCCAAATGGTTATGGAACTGTTGCCAGGCTTTCAGGTAATCGCAGGAAGCCATTTGTCATCCGTAAAACAATAGGATGGAATGACAAGGGTCATCCAATTTATGAAACAATAGGGTATTGTGAAACAAGGGAAGAAGGTCTGATGATTCTTGCTGAATACAACCGCAACCCTTATGACATTGATGCTGCCAAGATAACTATGAAGGAACTGTTTGAAAAATGGTCTGAAAAGAAGATGCCCAAACTGTCAACTTCATCCCAGGGTTCATTGAAGTCAGCATTCAAACACTGTTCCAAGATTGAAAAGATGAAGTATAAAGAAGTCAGGTCTTTCCACATGCAGGACTGCATTGATAATTGCGGATGTGGATACTCAACCCAGTGGGCAATCAAGAACCTGTTTGGTCACCTGGACAAGTATGCACTGGAACTGGATGTTATCAACAAGTCATATTCCCAGTTGATTACTGCTGAACCGATACCTGAAACCAAGAAGCAGCCATTCACAGATGAAGAAGTCACCAGTGTGTGGGGAATTAAAGACCAGGAATGGGTTGATTCGGTTCTGTTCCTTCTTTATACTGGATTCAGAATCAGTGAAATGCTTACCATTGAAACAAACAATGTTGACATGGATTGCAAAGACAATAAAAGGCGGTATCAAAACAAGAGCAGGAAAAGACCGTATTGTTCCCATTCATTCCAAGATAGTTCAAATTGTTCAAAGAAGAAAAGACCAGGGGAACAAGTATCTTTTCAGCTATGAAGCAAAGAGAATTTCCAATAGTCAGTATTACATTTTTTGGAATACAATCATGGAACAGTTGGGAATTGATAAAACACCCCATGAATGCAGACACACATTCAGGTCAAGGCTTGATTCCGCAGGTGCAAATAAGGTGTGTATTGATTTGATGATGGGTCACAAGTCAAAGGAAGTGGGTGAAAGAATTTACACCCACAAGACCATTAAAGAATTGAAAGATGCCATTGAATTGATAGACAAGAAAAAGGGTGAACAGAATTGAACTAATAACAGGTTAGTAACAAAAATAACCCCGAACCGCTAAATATAAGCAGTTCGGGGTTATGTGTGGATATTATATCATGAATTTGTTCAATTTACAACCAGCAAAAACACAGTGTTTATGCGGTTCTCTGAACTTTTTGAACTGGTTCGGAAGGGTTCAAACACGTTAGTTAGTAACACGTTAGTAACAAGATTATTGCAGTATCAGGTCAGAAATTTTGAAGGGTGTACACAGTCCATTCTTGTCAAGAACAGCTCTATCACCATTCAATTCATCCACTGTATAAACCTTGTCATAAACCCAGGATGCAACTCCACCACCAGTGTATGTTTTTGAACCTTGTTTCACTTTGACCTTACTTCCTTCAGTGATTGTTGTAACAGGCTTTGGTGCTTCAGGCTGTGCAGGTGTTCCACCTTCAGTTGTGATGAAGGTACTGAAGCCCTTAGATTCTAATTTTGCAGCCATAGCATCAGCATTTGATTTCACACCATAAGCACCAACCTGAACTTTATACAGTCCATTATTCTGAACCATATATGTTTCAAACCCGGCTGCTTTGACTTTTGCAAGTAATGCATCCGCATTTGCCTTATTACTGAAAGCACCTGTCTGCACTCTGTACAGAACACCAGTTGAAGGTGTTGTATTCAATCTTTTGTTCACTTCTTCAGCAATTTTCCCATGAAGGTTATACAAATAATCACCGGGGCAAGATTTGTTTGCAAACCAGCGGTGAACTGTCATGTTCTGCTTATCCACCTGACCAATCAGGGATTTGTCAGCTTTCCACTTTAATTCCTTAATATTGTTGCGCTTGCAAATGTCAGTCACAAGGGCAATCAAAGCGGCATAAGCTTTATCTGAAACATGCCACCCGGTATCTTCTCCACCATCATTAGCAACTTCAATTGTGATTGCACGATTGTCATTTGAAGCGGAAGAGGAACACCAGGAACGATTTTTTTCTTCAACATACATTCCAATTCTGCCATCAGAACCAATACCATAATTTGAAGAAGCCTGACGGGAAGTGGGTTCAAAAACATTACCGCAGGTTTCCACCGAAAGATTACCTGCCATACAATGAATCGTGATGGTATCAATTACATGGTTTCGGGGATTGCTGCTGTTTGGGGAAATTTTAGTGTAATTTACTAAAGAACTGTTACTCATGATTGTCCACCGTCACTTTCTTTTGTTTCTGTGTTGGCTGTTGAAGTATTAGAGATTCTTGCAGCATCAACCATTCCTTCACCGATTATGTAAGCAATCAGTGTGGAAGCTGCTGTGATAAGTCCAACAACCTGTTCAATAGTCAAATCACTGACATTAAATGCAATCATGATTGCAGTTACAAAGCCAATGACCGCTGCCCAAAATTTTCTGCTTGTTAATTTGCTTTTCCAATCAATTTTGTTCATTATTCACACCATCCTTTTTATTTACTTTGGTCTTTTTAATACTTGAAAGCATCCACAATTCACCTGTGGTGAAAGCAAACCATGCACCAATCAAGGTGACTGGTTCACTGCCTACTTTTAAGAACACATAAAGAACAGCAGCAGTGAAAATTGTATTTAACAATACCACTGCTGCCACGATTGCTTTTGAAAATTTGTTTTTTGATTTATTCATCTGCATTCCTCACAATCTTTTCAAGTGTATCTAACCGCTTGTGTGCTTGTTTTGCTGATTCTTCAGCCCTTATAATTCTTTCTCTGTCCTCTTTGATGTCATTTTTGACATTGGTCATTTCACTTTTGATTTCAGTAATTCCATTACCGATATTTTCAAGTTTGACAATCACTGTGGTCAACTGTGTTGCATCATTGCGGTCATCATTCCTGTTGTTTCTTCTCATGTTTACAATCCCCTGGTAGATTCCAAATGCCAGTGATACACCTGAAATCAGAAGGGCAAGTTCTATTGTCATAGACAAAACCCCTTTCTTAAAAACAATCCCCTGTGTGACCTCAAAATTTGCCACACAGGGGTTTTAATTGTCGGGGGTATATAGAACATACCCCCTAATGATTTCAAGTGTTATTCTGTTGCCAAATCGCCGCAGTCAAGGTCAATCAGAACCTGTTTGACCTGCTCTTTGATTTTTTCAGGCACTTCAGCAAAGGTTTTCTTTCCTTTGATGATTAAAGTTGCATAAACAACCGCCATACAAAACACATCCTTTCTGAATAAAAATAAGAGTAGCCTATACATTGTCACTGTCCAGCAGTGTCTGGACTTCTGCTTTAAGTTTTTCAGGAACATTATCAATGGTTTTCAATCCTTTTTTGATTAAATCAGCATAAATCTTTGCCATTTATACCACCATCCCTTCATACAGTTCACACAAGGCAAGTTGTGCATCTGTTATTTGCTGTTCCAGGCTGTCATTCTTGTCGGATATAAGCTTGATGTATTCATCCTTACCATATTGAATACAATCAAATTCAAACCCGGTAAACTCATTTTCAGCACCAACATTTTCATTTACTTCAGCAATGTTGGTGTGAACCCAAACACTTGATTCATCAATAACAAGTGCATCAGGCTTTACCGTACTTCTAACCCTTTCATGATTGACCATTTTCATACCGCCTTTCTTTTAATTTTATTTACATAGTAATCATCTGCAAAAGATTGAATTGGTGTAATGTATTTTTCAGAAAGCCTGTAACTATCACACCACATCAGCCATCCCTTATAAGAATTGATTGAACACCATTCAGAAAAAGTCATTTCTTTACCAGTAAAGCAATTCTTTTTAACATCAAGCATTTTGCGCTTGAATGCCTTGCAAGTTGATTTTCTCAAAAGTGAGTAATTTAAAAATTTTCTATATCCAACATAATCAATGCCCCTGATAAATGTTGGAAACACCTGCCAGTTTCCCTTGATTATAACCTTCAGTTTTTTAGTGAAGTATTCTTCAATATCATGTCTTAATTGATGCAATTCTTTTTTTGAGTTTCCAAGAACAACAATGTCATCCATGTATCTGAAGTAATGCTTCACCCTCTTTGTTTCTTTAATCCANTGGTCAAANGNTGAAAGATAGAAGTTTCCGACTGTACTGTGAAAGATAATTTCCAATAGGGATTCCAGTATCCCCAGGGGTCGAACCAATGATTTCATCCAACAACCAAAGCAAATCATCATCCTTAAAAATGCGCCTGTATTTTGATTTTAAAATGTCATGGTTTATGCTTGGATAATATTTCTTCACATCCAGCTTCAAGGTGTATTGTGTACCGAGAACATCATTTTGGATTGCTGCATCCAGCCGCTTCTTTGCAAGATGAATTCCCCTGTTTGGAATGGCTGAATATGTGTCTTTGGTCAGGTTGTTTATCAGAATGGGTTCGATTATCTGAATGATTGCCCACTGACAAATCCTATCAGGGAAATATGGTAATTTATAGATTTCACGCTGCTTTAACCCATCTGTTTTGAAAAAGGTTTCATATTCAGAAGTTTTATAGATTTTGTTTATAAGCATTTCCTGAAGCAACTTCAGATAATGTTCTTCATCTGCATCAACCATTTTTACTTCCTTGTACCATCCCTTTCCCTTCCTTGCATTTTTATGGGCAAGTCTTAAATTATTCATATCACAAATTTTGCTGTATAAATTACCATATCTTTTCATAGATTACCCCTTAATGTTGTATGCACTAACCCCGAATCTTCAAACGGTTTTGAAAGTTAATTTTCAAAACCTACCAATACAGGTTTAGAATATTTTTATGTTTTGCCAAGAGGCAGGGCAAACAGGTTTTAACAGGGTTTTTGTTCAAGTGCATTTACTGCCCTGCTGCTGATATTCCGATTACGATTAGAAGAAGAATTATTCAAATTCCAATAGAAAGTACCAGTGTTAGAACCATTATTCCAATTACTGCCCAATTGAGCGACTAAGAAACTGGTACGAATATACTTCTTTTTTTCAGCATATCGCATAATCTGTTTGCCCATATATTAAATTTTAAGCCGCTGGAACATACACCGCCCCGCCGCCGATAGCCCGACCACGAAAAGAAGAAGAATAATACAAAAACCAAAAGAAAGCACCAGCGTTAGAACCACTACTCCAACTACCGCCCAACTGAGCGACCAAGAAACCGGCATAAGCTGCATTCTGATAGAAGTAATCACCAACAGGTAATGCAGAAGTTCCAATTGTTTCAGAAGGAAGGAATAAGAAATCACAAGTTTCTGACCAACCAAAGGCTGAA